GTCTATATCATAGAATGAATTACCATTTATGGTTATCAACGTAAACCTAACATTTTTAAATAATACACTTCCATCTATGTTGTAAACAGTTATAAATATTCCTGCTCTTGTATACCTAGAATACAATGCTCTATTCTGAGTTAATATATTGTTTGTACCTGAATAGTCTATGTACTTCTCTAAAAACACACCTTCAAGCTTATTCTCTATAGGTATAAACTCTAACTTTTCTGGGTACCCATATATAAACTTATCTTCACTATCTAGAAAGCCATAAAAACCTCCTATTGTGCCATCACCATTTCTTGTGTTTAATTCAGTGAATATGTCTATTATATCTGTTGGGTTTTTTAGATACACAGATATAGTAAATTTTCTATCAGTTACTCTTTTTAGACTAGCTATATTTGCAATACTTATATCATCTTTTTCAACTAAACTAGCTGTTTCAGATACCAACCTAGTAGATAAATCTTGATTGCTTTTTAGGAAGCTTATCTTTAAAGCGCTGTTTTTATATCTCATAGAGCATGTTGCTAGATATGGAAGCCACTTAACTATGTTCCTTGATTTTGTATAATACAAATTAGTATATAACTCTTTAGCTATGACACCGCCGACTTCAGCGAATAACTGGTCTGTTTCAGATACAAAATTAACTTCAGGAATAGTGTATTGTATAGTTATTATTTTACTTTCAGATTTGTTTATAAAGCTAGAGAAATGCTTTAACGATATAACAGATTGTTCTATCTTATCAATTGAATATACTCTAGCATTAGCTCCTGTTAATATAGTAAATGAACTAGCTATGCTTAATCCTAGTTTATCCCATCTAAAACTATTAGTATAAATCTTAATACCAAAAGGCGTTGTGCTTATGTCAAAAAATCCCGTATACTCTTGAGTTACACCTAAACCTATTGGAGCTATTTTCAGCATTACAAGGTCTGTATCATCAGATAATGACGAATCATTTGTTTCCTGGTCTATACCTAACCTTCTTAAACTGTCTATTTTATATGCATCTAGTATCTGCTCTATTTTTACATCTTTTGTGTTAGTAGTCTTTAAGTTAGGCATTAGGATTTGTTCCTGTGTATGTATTGCATCTAATGTTCTTTGCTCTTGTCTATCTTGCTCATAGTTTTTAAACTCATAATTAAAAGTCTTTATTCTATAATCCATATTTGTATTCCACATTATTTTCTCATCAGGTTTAATGTTAAATGACCTTATAAGATTGTCTGAGAAAAAATCTACGTATTCTCCTATTATTATTCTGTCATCAGCTATTTGATAATCCTGTGCAACCATCATACCCATTTCAAAAGCGTCTTTAACTTTTATGTTAAAAGGAATATTGCTTATGTTTCTTATTCCACCACCATTAGTCACTAGTGTATCATAGTACTCTCCACCTACATCTAACCTTGGAGCCTCTACAGGTAATCCACTAATTATCTCAGATGACTTTCTGAGTAAATCAATCCAGCGTACACCTTTTATAACAGAATTTATTGTAGACTCTACTGCTGATATATCAACAGTACAATCCCTAAAATTAAAATGCGAGTAGTCTCTAATAACAGCATAGTTAGTGTCTAAAGCTATTGTGCCACTATCCCATCTGTAAGCCCAGTACAAAGTTATAAACTCACCTTGAGATAACCCTGTCGGTATTGTAAATTCTAATAATTCAGGAACTTTTCTTGCTTCTGTCGTTGTACCAGCTATTTCTACGCTATACATAGTATATACTATACTTTCAGCTTGAGTTATACCTTTAGATACCCTTAGAAACAATGATAAGCTAGACTTATTTTCAAATCCTGACCTCCCATTATATATATGCACAAAATCAACATCACAAGTTACTGTTACCTTAACATCTTTCTTAGCTGTTTTGCAATCTATAATCATCATGTTACCATTATACGTATCAGCAAACGAGTTTGTAAAATCTAGCGCACTTGGTACAAGTGTATCTTCAATACCAGATTTAGATATGAGTTTACAGAAGTTAAAATAACTAAAGGCTGCACCAGCTGGAAAGACAGTTGATACATTACCAGGAGCAGAGCCAGAAATAGGAAAGTAAGGAACATCTGTTTTAATCCATTTGCTTTCTGCTAATGTTGGTTTACTCAGCAGCAATACATTTATTGGCTCTAACTTAAATATTGTGTCACCATCTATATTCTTGTCAGAGTAAACATTTATATTTACATCATCCTCGCGTATCTTATGTTTAGACCTTACATTATTTTCAATAAACCCACATTTGAAGTATGATAGCAAATCAGTGTCAATATCTTCTAAATCAAAATCACATCTTGTTAATATAGTTTCTCCGAAGTATATAATCAATTCTATTTGAGCGTCTGGTCCAAGTTGGTTGTAAGCATCTATTATTCGCTTTAATCCATGTGATAAGTTAAAAAGAACTGTACCATCAATATCCTGCTGCATATTGCTTCTTGAATATACACTATTAGTAAAAAGCAAATTAGTATTTTCCGCAAACAAATAAACGTCAACAGCAAATCCACCTTTTTTGCGCTCTACACTGTGCGAAAATGAATCAAACATAAATGGCTCTTCTATTTGAACCATTATGTTATCATCTTTGAAGTTTAAATAGAATTTGTAAATATTATTGCTCATAGTACTGATTTTTTAAACCTTATTCTATTGTTCTTTTCCTCTAGTTTTTGGCCATTTAACTTCTTAAACTTTATCCAACCACGCTCATCGTAGTGTTCCTCACTAACCTCTTTATTTAATATAGTTTGGTTTAAGGTTTGTATGCTGGATATTATCCCGGTCGTATCCAGTTGATTATTTTTATTATCACTATATAATATATTATTTAATGATAATATATCATCCAGTGATGAAAAATCAACCCCTTTGAGTATGTCAGAAGTCTTACTTGCAGGTATTATTTTATCACCTTCACTTAAGTACTTAACTCTAGCGCCCTTATTACTACCGAAGTCTTTTATTCTATTGTTTTTATCTAAGTGTAACTCAGCACCACGTTCATCAGTATTGGCATAACCTTCTTTTGCATTGTTTGTACCAACATAATAAGATGGTAATGGAGTTGCTGCAGCCACACCTAACTGAATTGCACCAAGGGCACCAACGGCTATAGACATTGGTATAGCAGCAGGAAATCCTGGGTTCACCCATAAAGATATTAATGCTTGAGCTAAGTCCATAGCTATGTTAAACATAGCCTGTTTCTTTTTAGCAATAGCTTGTTTCTTAGCTAATTCTTTACTCTTAGCATTATACTCTTCCTCTATTCTTAATTTAGCTGCGCTACTATCTCCTGCAAATACTAAAGCTGCTTCTTTCTGTGCCTCTAGTGTGTCAGATAATTTACTAAACCTTCTCTCTGATGCTTCAGCTATTTTATTACCTACATCTTGTGTAATTGTTAACCCAGCTAATAAACCATCTTTAAGTTCCATTTGGCCATCTTTACCACCAATAAGGTTTTCCCAAAATGTTTTACCATTACGCCCAACTTTAGCGAACATATCCATTGACTTTTCAAAACCTGTAGCTTTACCAAATTCGCTGAATATATCGTTATAAACCTGTCTTAGGTTTCTCATTCTATCTTCCTCTTGTTTAGCTACCTTATCTTTTTCATCTTGTTGTTTTTTCCACATGTCAGTCATTGTACCAAGAGTTGATTCACTTGTCTCAAATACTCCTGAGCCATAAGTCTCTTCGTCAGCAACCTTATTCTTATCTTTGTACTGTGGTTTAAATTCAACGGCCTCAATTCTTTTTATATAGTCTTTAGCTAGTTCTAATTTTTTTATGTAGTATTCATTATCCGCTATTTGTTTTTTCTCTTTACTACTACCAGCCAATCTTACTTCTTCGTCATGGACCAGTTTAGCTATTTCCTGTTCTTTTAAACCTATTTTAAATGCTAGAGCTATGTTTTCTGAATATGAGTTTTGTTTTAATTTTGATAGCTCTTCTAGCTCATATTTCTGTGTATTCAAGTTAGATAACTCTAATTGGTATCTTTCTTTATTTAACTCCTCTATTTCTTTAGCCTGTCTTTTAGCATCGGCTATAGATTTAGCTATTCTTTTAGCTGCTTGTGCTTCAGTCTCTTCTGTTACTCCAGCAGCCACAGCTTTTTTAGCTTTTGGATTAAGAGCATTATTTATCTTTCTTATAGCTCCCTCTAGTTGACCTAGTTCCCCCATGCTTTTTTCTATGTCATTACCTCTATTTAAAAATGGGTTAATCTCTGAGAAAAAACCTTCTTTGTCTAGTTTTCCTTTAGTTATATTTATCATTCTAGCTAACCTTTCAGCTTCCTTCATAAGGGTAATTCTGTCAGCTTCTAGTTTTTCTCTACTAACATTAACATTGTAGAAATCAGAACCTACTTCTTGACCTTTTGCTCTAGATTTTTTAAACAGCGTATTCCACTCAGTGTTGAACCTTACAAGTAAATTTAATCCATTGCTTAACCCACCAATCATAGCGTTTAAGAATACAGATAACCCACCTGATTTACTTTCATTCATAGACCTAACAAGCTCTGTCCAACTATTAGATAATCTATTTTGTGCAGCTTGCATAGTATCGACCTGTTCAAGTGCTTCAATTCCATATAACTTTTGGAAGTTCTTTACAATTAATGGTACGTACGTTGCACTATCAATAGCTCCTTTTTTCATTTGAGCATATAGTTCTTTTTCAGCTTCTTGAATAGTTTTTATTTGTGGATGCAAATCCATATAAGCCATAGCCGCAGCTTTAATAGCTCCAGGCATAGCATTACCAAGTTGCTTCTTAAGCTCTTCAGCAGTAACAGTACCTTTAGACATCATCTGGTCAAAAGCATAAAAAGCAGATTGTTGCTTCTCTAAACTAAGTCCCATAATAGAACCAGCCTTTGCTATACCTTCAAATGTGGTCTTAATGTCCTCATTTGATAATAACCCTTTAGATGCAGTGTAGAATTGTGTATATGTTTGTGTAAGTGACTTTATTTCTAAACCCCATTTATTAGCTACGGATTGTATAAATTGGCTATTATCATTAAACTCCTTAACTGAGCCAGAAACCATGCTCAATGCTAAATCAAGTGATTGCAGTTCTTTAGATGTGCTGTAAATATCTTTTATAATGTTTGCACCAAGGTATAAACCAGTTGATATACCGAAAGCACCCATTAAACTACCAATACCTCTAGACAATTTACCTAAAGATTGTTGATGACTACTTAATCTACCTACGGCATTATCTGCTCTTTGTATTTTTTGGCTAAGTATATCAAATTCTTTTTGAGCCGCTCTTATTTCTCTATTGGATGCTGTCTCAGAAGCTATTAAATTTCTAAGTGTTTTTTCCGCAGCAGTATGTGCAGCCTTAAGCCTATTATATGGTTCAGCCATTCTAGCTGCTATAGCTGCTTGTCTAGCGAGGGCATCGTTAGCTCTTGCGGCTTCTCTAGCTAATCTTTCTTGCTCTTTTGCTGCAGCTGCTGCTTGTTTAGCGTTAACATTACTAACGTTAATACGGGTTGAAGCTCCAGGTAAACTAGATGAACTACCAACTTTGTGTAGTGCTTTATCAAGAGCCATAAGAGCTTCAGCTGCTTGATTTGATTTAAGCTTCAATAAATCTTGTTTAGCTGATATTTTATCCAGCTCTTTAGCTGAATTATACGGCTTGTTCATAACAGTTTGCTTTCTCTCCTCTAATGCTATACTCTCCTTTTGTATAGATTGGAATTTGCTAAAAGCTTTATCTCTTTCTGCAGTAAGCTTTTGCTCTGAGTTTATCTTAGCTTCGTTAGAATTTAAGTATTTTGCAAGTTCTTTTTCTTTTGCAGCAGTCTCCCTCTTTAATTTAATATCATATTTATCAAATGATTTCTCTCTGGCTAACTGGAGTTTAATCTCTGATAACCTCATTTTCTCATAAGCTGTCTCAGAAGTCTGAGCTAGCTTAACTGTACTTTTAGATATTTTATCCTGTAAAGAACTTATCTTTTTTAAGTTTTCAAGATACTCACTAGGTATTCTACTAGCTGTTTTAAGCGTAGATGATAACCCAGCATTAGCTGTAGCAATATGAGCAGCATGTTCATCCCACAAAGCATTTAGCTCTTTTATAAATCTAGCGGTTTCTAAGAATTTAGTCATATTATTTTGCTTTACTGTTTTCTGCTTTGCTAATCTTATTTATCGTATTCTCATGCCCTATAAATTCAAGACAATTTAAGTTGTTAACATCAATATTATAGCCGAGATATTTTGACATCATAGATGTTACATCATATATAGTTTCTCTTTGCTTTTCTATATTAGTTTCCTTTACGCCAGCTTTTTCATCTACTGTATTTATTAATGCTTTTATAGAGGCTTGTACTATTTGAAGAGCTTCAAAGCAATCATCCATTAAGCTTATCTTAACTCTAGGATAAATTTTTTTAAAGTCTAGTATAGCTTCTGCTGTTCTTGTTCCTACAAACTTAGCAGCTTCGACTTTTGTACTTAAGTTTATAAGCATTATTAATCTAGTTTCTATATCACCAAGAAGCGTTAATGTAAGTGAAAGCCTTGAAAGCTCATGGTTTTTGTTCAGCATAAACTGACCAGTTTTATTGTCTCTTAGTGAATAGAACTCGTCGTATAGTTTTTTCCAATGCTGTTCTATTAGATGCATTCTAGTTGCATTATATCTTTTACCAGGTCTGTAGTTACAAGCTATTTGCTCAACTCCTCCAGATTCTACTATACTCCAAAACTTGTGTACTTTAAGCGATTCTAAATTCATCAATTCTAGAGAACTCGAATTTACCTGCAGTAAATAGTCTTTTATTCGCTTTTTTAAATCTTGAAAAATCTTCATTTGATGCTATTTTAATTTCATTACTATCAATGTGTCTAAAAAACCAATATATTTTGCCAGTTTTTTCTGATGCTTCTTTATACATTAATAATGCTTCAACGGTCGATAAGTCTTTTCCTTTGCTACACGTAAAACAACTCATATTATTTCATTTAACTTGTTAGTAATCTTTTTTTCTAATTTGCCTAATACATATTGCATCTCATTTTGGTCTAACCCAAATTCCTCATACCCATATTTACTACCTATAGCATTGTACTTTCTGTCAGTAGCTACAATAGTATAATTTCCATCAATAGACCTTGTAATAATTATACTGTCACCCAACGCACCGCTTAGAGTTAAATCTACGCCACCACTACCTTTAGGGTTATTTTTAAGCTTGTAGTTTTTATATGAAAGCCACGCATAGCCTTCACCAGTTTCTTTATTTGTTATATTGCCACCATTGACACTTCTTGACTCTAACCATCTTGCTTTTATTATTTCTCTTACCTCATCTTGCAATTCCATTACACACATATCTACAATAGCAGAAAACTGCGCTTTATCATTGTTTAACGACTCTAATTCCTCTTCGATATAATTCATAGCATTTTAAGTAAAAAACCTCTCCATTACTAGTTGTGTTATTAGCAATAGAGAGGTAAGGAAAGCAATCAAGCAAAAGTACAAACGAACAATTTGTATTTAGTTTACGATACCACTTTTACAGCAGATATACCTGAGTACATAACTCCTAATATATCTTCAACAACTGGAATAAGCGGAGTACCTAGTCTAAGTTGAACAGTGTCACCCGCAGCAACTGCAACTGTAAGTGTTACTGTATATCTACCTGGAATTGTTAAGCTTTCAACAACCGTGCTAACAGCCGTTGCAGCAGCTTGTGTTCCAGCTAAAGTCCAGTTATTAGAGTCAGTTAAACCTGACTTAGCTGAACCATTGCACTGCGATTTTACGTCTACAACTATTGAAGTTCCAGCAGTTAAATTCGTAGATGCAAAAAGAATATCTGTTTCGATAACTCCATCAAGAGAATTTAACTCAGCGTTAACTTCTTCGTTAGATACAGCTGTCATTCTTTGGTTCCACTCTGTAGTACCTTCTTGAGTAAGCTGCATAGTAACTTTAGTCATTTGTGGGTCTGTACCTTGTTGAACTTTAAAAGTACCAACTGATAACATACCACAATCAAATCCTTTAAAGAATTGCCCATTTAATGATTTTGCTCCAACAACGTGGTTATTGAAAAACAAAATGATGTTCCATTTTTTGAAAGCTTTCTTAGTAAAAATAGCTTTGTGAGCGCAGTGCGATTTGTTGAAAGTTAAAGACAGTTCAACTTTACCTTCTCTGATTTCAAACTTGATACCTATAGAAGATGTTGCCATCTCATTATCTGGTGTCGATTGTTCAAAATTGTACAGTCCAATAAGAGGAAATACTTTTTTCTTTTTTACGTTTTCTTTGTAAGCTGTTAAGAAAACATCTGTTGCTATATTAAACTTTACGTCCTTAGTGGTAATAGCTCCACCAATAAGATCGCCTAAAGTACCTAAGTCACAGTCATCTGTACCTGTACCTATTAAGTTCTGTAAAGTACATGAACTTGCTGAAGCGTTAAATCCTGCCATTTTTTTCGTGTTTTTTTAATTATTAATTACCTGCATTTGTTGTTATTTTAACATATTTTATTAGTTGCTGTAAACCTATCAGCTGATATTATAAACTTAAAGCAATGCATTGGATGCATATCTAAAGTAGTTGAATATCTTAAATCACCAAACACTTTATTTATTGACCTAACAGATCTTTGTATTGTTATGTTTGGGATTTTGCTTATTACTTTTTTTACCTCTAACCTAACTTCCTCATCAGCTCTATGCTTTATAGTTGGGTTAGTTTTGTTTAAATTAACTACGAATATACATTCAAAAAATGATGATTCATAATTGCCACTAGAATTGACTTCAAATGTATCATAATCTGTTATAAATAACATTCTGTTTTGCTCACCATCTAATACATCTCTGTAGTCAGTGTTTGTGTCAATATACTCAGCATTCGTATCTACATCTGATGTGTCAAAATACTCTATCGTTTGCTGACCATATATTGTTTCTTTGTTTCTTCGCTTAAAAGTAGCATAGCATCTTGGGTAGCAAATAATTCCATGCTCATCAACTCCATCATTCCATTTAACATCAAACGCATCATGCACAGCTTTCTGTATTAAGCTAATAACATAATCTAATCCTACTGGGTCTTTTTTAGCTAGTATCATAATTAGTTCTGTGTATCTACAAAATAACCTTTGCCGAAAAACCCATCCTTTAACTTGAATATTTGTTCTCTTATTTGTGATATCTCATAAACAATCTGAGGTCTTAATCCTCTTATTGATATTACATTATCATCAGGCCTTGTACCTTCTATTTCTACCATTATTCTAGCATAAAGTTCGCTTGAACTTCTCTCATCGCCATTACTTCTTAAAGTAGCTGCGTATGTGTTTAAGCAAGATATAATGCAATCTAAATATATAGCTCTGGCGAACAAAAATTTATTAACAACAATAAAGTCAGTAAAATCCTCTAAAACAGTTATATCTAAATTAAAACCACAATAATCTGAGAACTCTTCAGAGTCATCTAAATCAAATAGTTGTGTACCTGAGTACCCTTCTATAACTGTGTTTATAATTGTTAAATGTTTTAAGCTATTCTTGTTTATTGAGTCATAATAGTTTTTCTTATACGTATTTATACTCCCATCATTTACAAATCCTATAAAGAATGAACCTTTGTAAAAACCCAAGTCATTGATTAATAAATCAGTACTTGTGCTATGGTAAAAACTGCTATAGATTATATCAATCTTTTTTATTGGCTCTTTAATATTGGAATTAAATACTAGAAGTTCTAACGAACCAGCTTGTACTAGTTCTAATATAACTCTATTTATTCTAAATGCTATGTTTTTACTTGAGTCAATGTTAATTCTATACCCAACAAATCCAATCGGTAAAACTAATTCCTCAGTCTTATTTTGAGTTGCACTGTATACATGGTTCCTATCTATGAAGTCATCATCGTTAAATACTTGGCTGCAAATGTTTATTGCAGATGTATCGAGCATTCTTTTTAGTATCTGGTTTAACTGTGGGTTTGTAGCTCTTTCATAGTCTACATTAGCTTTTATGTATTCAATTTTAGCATACGGGTTATCAGTCACATATAAACCTGACTTACTATCTTGATTTTCTGTATCAAGTATAGCGAATTTAGGGTTAGTAGGCTGCCTGAAGCCTACTAATCCTTTTAATTCTTGCTTTATGAGATTTACATCAAACATGTTTACCTGTTAATGATTAAACTAATCCAAAAGCCATAATCGGAGTTTCGTCCGCTACACTTGATGGAGCTACAGAGAAAGATAAGTCGATGCTTAACTCCATTTGTGTAACAACATCTTGCTTTTCACCATTAACAGCTGTACCATCAGCTCTAGTCTCATAAGAGTGAGCAGCATAAAGTAATCCATCAACTGGATTTCTTAAGTTTGAGTACATGTTAACGCTAGTCTCAAGAGGACTTCTGTTTTGCTTAGGAATCCAGTCAACTACTGCAACGTGGTCTTCAGGAATAGCCATCCAGAATCCGTTAACATATAATGCATTTAAAGCAACAGCTTTAGCTCCAAGAGAAGCATCATGGATGAAATACACTCCATTAAATTGGAATGACTGGTTTGTAGCATTAGTTGCACCTTGCGCAGCTTGTCTAAGGAATGTAGTGTACGAGTATGAGTCACAAATTATAGCCATAGGCATTTTTTGGTACTTGTTGACGTCCATAACTACTTTCGTAATCATGATAGAATCGTTTTCAAAATCAGCTTTATTAATTCTGTAAACATCATCGAGAGCATTGAATGTTCCTTTTACTGCTGCAGTATTAACGCCTGATCTGTTGTTGAACAAGAACGAGCTTGAAACTCCATCAAATCCATCAGCGAAATCAATGATTTTCTGACGAATTTCATTGTTGAACTCTTCTTGAAAAGAGAATGTGCTTGAATCAGCTTGTTTCAATGACGTTGAGAAAGTAGTTGAGTAAGTAGTCCATGACAATGTCATAATTCCACTATCTCCTGCACCACCTGTATGGTTGTGAGATCTACCAGTTGTAGTCAATGATTGTGCTGTTCTTTTGAAGTAGTTACCCTCAGTTTGTCTTTTTTCTGAAGTTCTTAACTCTCCAATACGAGGGAAAAATCTTGTTGAACTACCTAAGATGTACATGAATACAGCTGGTGTTCTAAAACGGGTGTCGTTAGCAGCAAATTCACCAGCAACGCGAATTTGGGCTTTTACAAGATTTGCTAGGGTGTAATTAGCCATATCTATTAATTGTTAAAGTTTAAATTATTATTGTTTTCGCAGTCCTGCTATTTCTTTAGATAGTCCTATCTAATTTGTGAAGTATTAAAGTACAAATATATATGAATATTAATATAAATAAAAATAAAGTTAACAATATTAAAACTGCTAACTTTATTTTCCCTATTCAATTTGACAATTCTAAATTACCTTCGAATAGATTTGCTAGTTCAAAATACTTGCAATCATCTATCATATGCTCAGTCGATACAACCACTGCTCCATCAGCTGTGTCGAAATATATTCTATAACTACTACCAACAGTTTCAAGCCTAGCTACTTTTTTAGTTTCACTGGATGATTCTATGCAAACTGTCCAACCTTTAAATACTGGTTTGTGCCCTTCTACAAGATTACCATCTGAATCGTATGGTATAAAGTCTAACCTTCGCAACTTATGATTTAACTCCCTTGTGTATTCTTTTATGTCTTCAAGTTGAACACCTTTTCTAAATACAAACTTGTTTAATTCAATGAGTTTCTTTGTCTTAAATTTAGCTAGTATATTTTTCATACTAGTCTAGATCAAGAGTTTTATCAGCTATAGCTTTATTCATTTCAACTGAATACTCAGCAGAATTTATCTCATAACCTTTAGCCTTCATGTCTTCATTGAATTTTTCAACAGTTAGCTTACCATTACCACCTTTTGTGCTATCACCACCTGCTCCACCACCTTCTACTGATTTTACATAATGTGTATTGTCTCTAAAAAAATTCTCAATGACATCTTTAACTGGCAATGCATCACTTGTCTGCTTGTTCTTAATTTGATTTCCATCTAAATCAAAGACTTCAATTACTCCAGTTTCATTCTCAGAAAACGTTAGCTTAGACCTAAGTATAGTCTTCACATCATCAACTGGTAAAACAGTATTCTTAGGAATGTAAGAATCTAATGCTTTATCGATTTTAAAACTCGATTTAATGGTCTTAACATTACCTTCTGCATCTTCGGCTCTTTGTAATGCAGACCTTAGAGCTGCTTCTTTCTCAGAATACTTAGCTTCTAACTTGGTAACCTTTTCATCAACTGTGGCGCCTGACTCAGATTTAACTTTATCAGATACAGCAGATATAAGATTGTCTACTGTCTTACCTTCAAAAGTTAGACCCATTGTTTCTCTAGCTTTTTTAACAGCTATTTCAACACCCTCTTTTCGAGCCTCTTTTTTCATGTTTTCAACGAATCTATCGTCTTCTACTTTTGTTCTCACAATAGCATCTTCTGCTAGTTCTATTGTACCAGTTTTATCTGTAATAGCTTTTGTTACTAAATCATCAGCAACGTCAAATTCGTGTGTTCCTACTTTAAATTTCATAATTTTGTTCGTTTTATATACTTAATTGTTTAATCTCAGCATCATTTAGTGTTTACCCAGTATGATTAAATATATTATCCATATAATTATATGTATATCATAAAATAATCATACTGGGATAACATTATAAAGTGTCTTGAGTTCCTTTTTGGCTTTCGCCGTTAACTTCTAGGTCTCTTGCAGTAGTCGCTTTCTCATCTACTATGTACAATAAACCAGTAGTTGCACAATTTTCAACTGTTTCATTAACTGACTCTTCAGATACAACAGCTCTTTTTCTAACAACGTGCATACCCTCTTTTGATTTTTGATCGTACAATCCTTTGTCATCTTTTTTAGTTAGTCTAACTAACTTACAAACTTTCATTCCCATAGCTTTAAATTTTAATTGGTTTTTACTTCTTTCACTTCTTTTACAAACTCTTTCTTATTGGTTAATACGTATGTATCAAATTCAGATATAAGCTTTTTAACATCTGCGTATTGATCGCACTGTGACCAAAACTTATTGAACATTTCCTTTTTAAATGCTTCCTCTGGACCAAATGACGCATTAACTTGCTCATGTGTAAGGTGTACATACGGCTCAATGTCTTTTTTCTTAAGCATTATAGCCTGCATTGCCTGGTCATTTTTATACTTAGACATTATGAACTCTTCTAGAAGTTTGTCTAATATAGTAGAGCTGTCACTTGATTTTTTAGCTTCTTGGTATCTAAGTAATATAATATCAGGATTCTCTATAATGTATCTTCTACCATAAGTCTTATTATAGATTATCTCTTTTTTATTTTTAACTGGGTCTATAAAATTCAATATCCAATTGCAAATAGTATTATCCATATACTCTACAGTGTCTGCGTAGGTATTAAGTATATTTATAATTGGCTGAACATCTATATACCTACCAGTAGCTGTTTCAGTTTCTTGTAAATTCTTAGATTGAGAGCTATAAAGATGAGTACCCCAAATAGTATCTTTCATTACCATTTCGAAGTCTTTAATATCGTCTTTTAATTGCTTCCATGTTTCTAAGTCAGGTGAAACAAAACCAGCAATGTTTGGCGCTATATTTGGTTGGTCAATATCAGGTATTGGTATTGTAACCATATCAGATACATCTGTATTCTTTATGTATCCATGCCCTTGGCATGAATCACAAGTTGTATTATCTTTTTTACCTATACCAGTACATGCTCTACACTGAGTAACAAATCTCCAATGAATAGGATAACCTTTTTGGAACTTGTAAATAGTTAATATAGATTTGTCTCTTGCATAATCTTTTGCTAACTCTGTTATCTTTTCAATTGATGATAATCTAACGTTAGTGCCTATTTTTTCCTTCTCAGAGAGTACCAATGCAGGTACCTCACCAAATGGGTGTGAGAACATTTCTATTATAGCGAAGTTATCACCTATTTGTGAAATTGTTCTATCAAAATTATCATCTACTATCCTCCAAAGTCTTATGATTGTAGAACCAATATATTTATCCTTTGGAGCGAAAGCAACATATTCTACTTTTTGCCCATTAGCCTCATAATCATATATGTCATCTATTGACTTATATGTTGGGTATAAAACTTTATTACTTGCTTTATACTCAATAAACATTAATCCATTTGGGTCAACATCAGCTAAGTTAAAATAAACTTCTGATAAGTATTTAAACACTGACTTATTCGACTTGAAGTTTGATTGGGTTTTTTCGAACAGATTCTTAACATTCTCATTGAGCATAACCAATTTCTCAGACCCACCATTAGCTTGAAATACATTCTCTCTAGGTTTCATTACGCGCTCAAATACATCGCGTATGTCTTTTGAATACTTCTTTCTTACCAAAGCCCTTGATGCACTTTCAATATGCTCAATCTTGTTAATTAAAACATCAGAAAATCCTTCACCATCAACAAGCGCTTTATATATCTTAGAGTTGTCTCTAGCTATCGTAACCCAATTAGGCATACCTTCATTAAAGAGTTCTTTTACCTTGTCGATTGCTTCTTGGTCAGTGAAAGTCATAGTAATTAATTATATTTTTCAAATGTATAATATATAAATTAGATTGAAAAATTATTTACCACACAACAGTATATTCTGGTGTATTCCATGCCATGTGCGCATACCTGGCTGCATCCCACATGTGGTTGTGCTTATCAATTGGTACATTTATTAATATACCTTGTATCTCTTTAAACGTGTAATTCTCAGCCTCTTTCTTAGCGAACCCTATATTATTGTTAATTATTATGTTCACTTTCTTGTTTTTCATACTCAATAACCAAAACATAACCGACTTAGTCTTACGTATCTTATATGCGTACCAGCCTTTCTTTTTCATTCCTTTAACCATTTCAACAGTTCCTTTGTTCTCTGATGTAAACTTATCTGAACTATCCATAGGGAATGGTTTACTCCTATCTAAGTTCATACCCATTTCACCAAGTATGTCATCTAACGAATCAGGTGTCTCAACACACTGATACAGCATCAATTCTATGTATATATCGGTATCAGTCTCTGAGTACTTAACAGTAGCATTGGGGTCGTTAGTAAACCCAAAGTCATTAGCATAAATAAAATCAAGGTCTTCTGGAAACTTAGGTATATACGCTATATTCTCGAAGATAACCCCTTGCATAGCTCCTCTTAACCCTAGACCGTATACCTTCCAGTTAAACAGAGATGCAGTACCGTTAATGATATTACTTGGGTGTTCAGGTGGCATGTTGGTCTCACTGATAGGAACCCATTCACCTGGCTTAGTCCTATCGTTGTTATAGCAAATTTGGTCGTTGATAATCTTGTATGAACCTGGCAAAAATGGCTCATATCCTCTTATCTCAGATATAACACCTGGTGGGCACTGCGGGTTGTCAAGAAACGTGGTTCTTACATGTTTAACATCTTGTCTTGGTATAATATTGTCAAACACATAGTGCTCAGTTACAGAAGGGTTAAAATCGCCAACCCACATGTGTGAACATCGCATAACGTAATTATCAAAAATCTTCCTTGGGATTGTCAGCATTTCATTAAAATACAGTAGATACGATGGTGCACCATGCGCGTTATTAACGTTGTCAGCACCTTTAAAGTGAATACGGTTATTCCTTATCTTTAATTGGGAAACCTGAGTGCTGGTCTTAAATGGGTTGTGTAACCCGAACTCATCAAGTGACACTTCTAAATCCGTGAACAGAGTAGTATGGAATGAGTTATAAGTGTCTCTTACTATTATGACAGTTTTATTATCTACACAGTATAAGCACACATACACAAGAAAGTCTATGAATGAGTAAGTCTTCCTAGATCTGGCTCCACCCTCCATAATTACACCTTTACAACCTGATACCAGTTTTTCTCCGTCATATGATAGCTCATCATAATTGGACTTAAGAACCATATAGTTAGTGGGTGTGTCTATGTCTATGTATCTTACTGAATTGTGCTTGTCTTTTAGTTTCTGTTCTGATAATAGCTCGTTAAGTATTATTAGGTCGCCACTTGATAATAGGCTCAAATCATATTTCTCTAGGTCTATGTTCATCTTTGGCTGGGTTATAATTTGCTAAAGTAATAATATTATTTTATAGTATATAATGAGTGTTGTACTTTTTTATCATCCTATGCTCGCTTAGCCTGAGGCATATTTTTTTTATAAATTTTGCTCGCATAATTAGAGCATTTTTGATATACCCGTGGTGGTGGGTAATAGACGGCGTTTGTTTGAAAGGGGCCCTATGGCTTTTTAACAAATTGTTATATTTATAACATTGTTATATTTATAACAATAATAGTTATTTTGTTATATTTATAACAGTTAAACTTTAACAAAATTTTAACATAATTTTAACAGTCTATTTAAAATATCTTTCTTTGAACCCTTTTAAAAACTTTAACAAAATATTAACATACTATTAACAGTATATTTCGATTATGTTTCATTGTTAATAACAGTATAAACTTTAACATAATATTAACACAT